ACGAGGTATGAGTATTACATTACTATACTGTGATGAGTTTGCTTTTGTTAGACCTAGTATTGCAAAAGAATTCTGGACTAGTATTTCACCTACACTAGCAACTGGTGGTGCAGCTATTATTACAAGTACACCTAATAGTGACGAAGATCAGTTTGCACAAATATGGCGTGATGCAAATAAAACATTTGATAGCAATGGTAATGAAACTGACTTGGGTGTAAATGGATTTAAAAGTTATCAGGCTTACTGGTGGGAGCATCCTGATAGAGATGAAAAATGGAAAGAAGATGAACTAGGTCGTATAGGTGAAGAACGTTTTAGACGTGAACATGAATGTGAGTTTATTATATACGATGAAACATTAATAGATAGTTTGGTTCTTACAAATATAAGAGGAAAGGAACCTGCATTCAAACATGGCACTGTACGTTGGTGGAAAACTCCTAATCCTCAAATGACATACTTAGTAGGTTTAGATCCTAGTTTAGGTACAGGTGGAGACCCAGCAGCTATTCAAATATTTGAAATACCTACTATGGAACAAGTAGGTGAATGGAGTCATAACAAAACTCCTATACCGCAACAGATACGTATTCTAGTAGATATTTGCAAATACTTACATGATGAAGGTGTTGATAATATGAATATATATTATAGTATGGAAAATAATACTATAGGTGAAGCGGCACTACAGAGTGTAGCAGAAGTGGGTGAAGAAAATATCCCAGGTATATTTTTGAGTGAACCAAAAGTTCATGGCAACAGTAGACTGTATCGCAGAGGATATAATACTACGCATCGTAGTAAGATTAGTATATGTAGTAAATTTAAAACACTAGTAGAAACAGATAAAGTTAAAGTTAACAGTAAGATGTTAGTAAGTGAAATGAAAAGTTTTATTGCTGCTGGCAATAGTTTCAAAGCAAAAGCAGGCGATACAGATGACTTAGTTATGAGTACACTTCTTGTGATGCGTATGGCTCAAACACTTAAAAGTTATCATCCAGAGTTAGAAACTTATATAAGAGATAGTGAAGATTACGACACAACTCCTATGCCGTTCATTATGATTTAATGATAAAAGACACTTTAACGCACATGAGGCATAAATACGTACATGAGAAGCATAGATAACATATCAGAAGAACTGTTTGACAAAATACGTAGTAGAGTAGCAAACATTAAGTTGGGGAACAGTGAAGGCGAAGTAACTACAGATCCAAGTCAAGCAAGATTTTTTGAATTTAACTTTAAACACAGAGACTTGCCAGTGGGTGCAGTCACTATTAGTATTAATGAAGAAGATAAACTACAAGTTTATTTTCCAAATAGTATGGTAGAGGATGCAGATAGTAGTACATCGGATGCTTGGTATGGATTCTTAAAAGAACTTAGCAAGTTTAGTGCAAGAAATATGTTAAACTATGAAACACATAATGTAACCAAAGAGAGACTTGATAAAAAAGATTATCAATTTTTAACACAACGCCAGGACGAAGTTATGGAAAACAGATTACATGGCACAAGCCAAAAAAGTTTCCTAGAACAAGGAAAAGCAAAACTTATTATTAAGCACAGTAAAACAGTTGATGAAACAAAACTGGGTGCAAGAAGTAGAAACATCAGTGCAATCTACATTGAGAATAATCAAGGTGAACGCTTTAAATTTGCTAATAATTACTTACCTGGTGCAAGAGCAATGGCTAGACACGTATCAAACGAAGGACATACCCGTGATGAACGTGGATTACATATTGTTGAAATTATGCAAGAAATGCAACAATTAAAGCAATTTGTTCGAAGTGCAAAGTCAAATGACTATGTAACTGAAGAAGCACAAGAAGTTATTGAAGCAGCAACAGACAGATACTATGGTTTAAAAGATACACTAAAATCTATTAGTAGTGCAAAAGGTTACGAAGATTATTTTGAAAACTGGGTGCCCGATGTTATAGAAGTTGAAGAGAACGATATAGAAGATTTAAAAACAAAACTTACACGTCAAGTTTTTGATGATCGTATGGTAGATAGTTTACCAGCAGTCAGTAGAGCTTTAAGTTTAAAAAAGGAAGCAAAAATGGATAAAGATGCAGAAACACGTAGCGACGATGAATTAGATGCAGTGGTTGCAAGTAGAGCAGGTGATATTATTTCAGCATCAAATAGTCCTGATAATATTGAAGTATTTAAAAATGAAACAGACGAAGCGGAACTTAAAAACTACTTTAATGTAATGAAAAACAGTGACATGGACACTAAAGCAAAGAATCGTAATTTAGTAATTAATGTTATTGAATACCTTGCAAACAATGTTACTAATGATGCATTGGCAGTGGCTTTAGGAAATATAAACTATGATGATGAGGCTCAGTATAAAGCCGCAATTAAAATTGTTAAAAAATATTTACAAGGAAATGTAGATAGAAAAGATCCTGCACCAAAGAAAGATTTATATGGCAAAGCAAAAGAAAGTGTAACTTTTGAATCATTTGAAAAAAATATGAATATGATTTCGGAAGGCACATGGGCACTACCAGCAGACTTAGATACTGCAAATGAAGTAATAAGAATTATGCAACAACCTATTCCATTAGGAGATGGTGGTGAAGACGCAACTAATGCAATAAGTTTTGCGTTTGGTGATGATGAACTATTTGATATGTTGGGCGATGCAGGAGACGCAAATCCAGAAGGTGACGCTAGACCAATTATTAAAAAATGGATTGAATCTGTAAACTTTGATGAACCATACCAAGGAATGCTAGATATAATAAAAGGCGAAATTGACGGACCACAAGCTCCTAAAGAAGAAAAAGTAGATGAAGGTATGTATGATGTCATAATGAAAGTTAAAGACCAAGATGGTGAAATGTATGATATTATGAAAGATCCAAGAGGCGGTGAAGATTTAGTTGCTATGAGTAGCAATCCTGAAGAAACAGACGAAGATGGTCCATATGATTTTGATCCAAAAACTATGACAATATTAGGCATGATGTATGGCGACAAAAAAGTTATGAAGGTAGAAGGCAAACAAGAAGTAGAAGAGGCACAACCGGAGACACAAGTTGAACAAGTACAAGAAATTGAGGAAGCAGACGAAGTGGCGGAAAGCATTGCAAAACTTAAGGCAATGGCAGGCGTAGGGTCAAAAGCGAGGAGCAATCACGGCATACACGAAGGCGAAGAAGGATATCAACTTACACCAAGAAGTATAGTGGCAAGACAAATGCGTAAACTACAGGACATCGAACGAGGCTAATTGGCACAAGAAAATTATTTAAAGGAGGCACCAATTTTGTGTGCCTTTTTTATTGACATGATAAATAAAAACGCATATACTATGTAAATATAGTATGTGTATAGGCACATACAAGGCTAATGAACAGGCACATTTAAGGAGAAAAATAATGGCAACATCTTTGGCAGAAATAAGAGCAAAACTTAAATCTCAAGAATCACGCAGTGAGCGTACCGGCGGCGGCGACAACGCAATTTACCCACATTGGAATATACCAGAAGGATCAACTGCAGCAGTTAGATTTTTACCTGATGGTGATCCTAACAACACATTTTTCTGGGCTGAAAGGCTTATGATTCGTTTACCATTTACTGGTGTAAAGAATGATATGAATAGCAAGCCTATAGTAGTACAAGTACCATGTGTTGAAATGTTTGGTGAAACTTGTCCAATACTTACAGAAGTACGTGGTTGGTTTAAAGATTCAAGTCTTGAAGACATGGGTAGAAAGTATTGGAAGAAACGTAGTTATATCTTTCAAGGGTTTGTAAATGAAAACCCATTGCAAGAAGATTCACCAGAGAATCCAATACGTAGATTTGCAATTTCACCTAGTATCTTTAACTTAATTAAAGATGCACTTATGGATCCAGATATACAGGAGATGCCAACAGATTACAATGCTGGCTTAGATTTCCGTATTACTAAAACTACAAAAGGACAGTATGCAGATTACAGTACAAGTAAGTGGGCTCGTAAAGAAACTGCACTATCTGAAGCACAGTTAGCAGCTATTAACACCTATGGTCTTAATACACTATCTGACTTTCTTCCTAAAAAACCTACAGAAGTAGAATTGCAGTGCATTAAAGAAATGTTCGAAGCAAGTGTAGATGGACAACCCTATGATAACGAAAGATGGGGACAATATTATCGTCCATATGGTTTAGATGCTCCAGCAGGTTCCTCAACCTCAAGTACGTCAACTGCTCCAGCAACTACAACACCAACACCTGCTCCGGCAACTCCAGTTGCAGAAACAGTGGCTCCTGCTCCAGTAGCAACACCAGAAGAGATGGGTGCAACACCTACTCCTGCTCCACAGACAGAAACTGTGGCGGCACCTGCAGCTCCAGCAACAGGCGGTGAAAGCAAACGAGCTGAAGACATTTTAGCAATGATTCGTAACAGACAATCTTAACAAAACAGAGCGGCAGAAATGCCGCTCTCATTTCAATGATACATTATAATAGTGAACTAATATACCCAAAGCTCTGTACAGTATTTCAATTACCAGCAGAACGTTTTGTGTATCCTATTTTTAAAAATGCTAGTAGTAGTTTAGCAGAACTATGTATAAAAAAGATATATAATAGTAGTATAGATAAACACACAAATAATATAGAAGTTTACTGGCGAGAAGCACATAATAGGTTCAATAGTGGTGTAAATACATACGTACAACACAATAAATTATATGACAAAAGCACTCTTGTCAATCTAATAGAATGTGGTGAACTTGTTAACAGACACTTTATGCCGCAGTATATGTGGTTATGTCATTTGTATAAACACTATTCTGGGATAATAACTATAAAAGATATTAGTAAATTAGATA